CGCTGACTTGAAAAGCTTAGCTGTATCAAGAAGCTGATCTACTGTTACTGAATCATATGTTGGGTTGTAAGTGATCTGAAGACCATTGTTGGTGAAACCAACGTTACGAACTAGATTAGATGCTGCAAGTGTAGTTGCGGCTGATGTTCTTGGAGCAAATGAAACTCCTGAACCTGAATCTAGAATATTTTCAACGTATGATGGATCTGTTGAATCCTTGACTGATACATATAGTGGTGATGCACCAACAAGAATATTCTTTGCATTATTAAATGCCATTGTTATACCTCCTGTTTTTTAAACATAATATTAAGTTTTTGTGGCTGGCTAGGCCGTTCCTCTTGTCTAATTGTAGTGGATAAACGACCCAAAGGCAAACTCTATACAAACCTGCCATTTACGTCAGATATCCTGGCATACTTAACTTCAAGGATTACATCTGAAGACAAAAATCCCTGGATTTCTTCAGAAGGACTAGTTGGGGAAATCTCTGATATAAAAATGCTGTAGAACTTAAACTTATCAGATACTCCACCCCACAAATTTAGATCCCTTGCTGAGTCATCCATTCTTCTAAATAAATCTGTCATAAAATTTCTAAGCTGATTTATCTCAGAAACGTCTGTTGAATAAATAGTAAAAAGTATTTGTTCGCAACATATTGCCCAATTCTCTTCATACGACATACCAATCTTGTCATACACAATATGGGTTTTGCCACTTAAAAATTGATTCATCTCTGGAGACTGTTGAACTGGAATAATGGGAACAATTGATGAACCAAGGCTGTCTGAGTAATAATCGTCTGCTTCTAATAGACCTATTGTTAAAATTTGATCCCACAAATATTTTCTTATTTCTATTGAGGCATCTAACTTATAGTCTGCTGTCATAATGACCCTCCAAATGCCTGAGTAAGTGCAGAGTCCGCCTGTGAACGAATATAATTTGGAGAAAATGAATATTGAACTCTTTTAATATTTGATGGAACGCTTAATGCTTTTGAAATAGAACTATTAAACATTTTTTGAAATCCTGATTTTTTAATTGAACCGCTTACAAGTTGGCCACTAAAAAATCTAGAATATTGTAGGTCAAAGGAGTTCTTTACAGAGGGTCCTCCAGGCCTTCTAACGGTCACTGAAGCCCCTTCTGGCATAAATACAGTAACTCCATCCATAGAAAAAACAAGTCGCTTAGAGGAGCGTGGAGAGATTATTAGAGGCTCTCCTTTTTCCATAATAAAAGCTTTATCTCTAAACACATGCTTTTTGCCTGGCATTCTAGTTGGTACACCAACCTTAGATGGCAAAAATTCATAATTAATTGCAAATGAAAGTCCATCTTGAGATACTTTATTTATCTTAAATAATCTAGAGCTAGCATCTCCAGTCTTTTTCCATTCATATACATGGTGAAAAGATTTTGGCTTAATTCTTGATTGAGAATCTATATATTCTGGAAAATCTTTGTTTATTTGATCAAAGATTACTTTAGTGAATTTGTTTTGAAATGTTTTATTAGTAGTCAATTTGGCAATGACGTTTGCTTCGTAATAAACATATGCAGATACTTGAGCAACTGTGCTATCTTTAAATATTGTCTTATCACGACTATTACTGCCTACGGCTAATCTTTCTAGGCCGCTGGCTGCTTGAAGTAACATTCCATTATAGTCCAATTTGCTGATTCTCCGATCTCTTTACAGATGTGTTGAATCCAATAGGTTTTCCAAAAGGATCTGTTATTGGTGTCGTTCCTATAATTTCAAAAACTGTGGGGGTCTCATTTGGATAATTTATTTCAGTCCAAATTGGCCTATTTGAAGAATCACGAATATTGCTTATTTTATCTCTAGCTGTTAATCTCTCTAAAGTTCTTATTTGTAGAACCTGTTCATTAGAATACTTATTTGAAAATACTTGTCTGTCGCTGCCTCTTGAAGTTGCCGAATTACTTATAACCCCCTTTGCATGGCAATTCACCGTTTTATAAAAGATCCATTCTTTTTTAATGGCGCCAGTATTTGCATCCTGAGAATCTATTTGTCTGTATACATCCAACTTCATAGAAAGTAGGGAGTCTATTAAATTGTTCATTAAATTATTACCGACTGAGTTAAGACATATTCTGATAAAAGCTGATCTGCATAGGCGTTTCCAGTACCAGTATAAGCTTGTGAATCAAACTCAAAGTTCCAGTCAAACGTCTGTATTGTTTTTAAGTACCTGTTTCTCCATTCTTTATCGTTAGAGAAGAAATCTTTAATAAGCTCAATACATGCTAAATCAACTTGGGCTGGCACTTTATTCCAGCCAAATTTACCTATAACCTTATATTTTACATTTGGTATAAATGCACCAGTCCCATAATCATTAAATGATGGAGGCACCATTCCGTTTGCAATATATGTTGAGTTATCTAGTAGATTTGCTCTATTAACTTTAATTCCGTATCCAGTTTCAGATACTTCTAGGCTAAGGCCCCAGTTGTTTATAGAATTTAAACTATCATAGAGAAGAACATCATTTACATATAGCTTATATATTGTATTAATTTTTTGTTGTGTTGGTAGAACATCTGACCCAGAACCATAAACTAGCTCTACATCATCGTACAAATAAAACGACTGTCCAGTATAGTCTTCAATTTTTCTACGTGCATAATTTTCTGCAGCTTTTAATTCTTTATAAGACCTATAAGATGGATCTGAGGGATCTGAACTTATACCAAGCTCTTGGTACATCTGAGACAAATCGGTATATGGAGTAACAACAGAGACGTCGTGAGTTTTAGAAACAGCAGAAGAGTTTACGGTATAATTCCACTCTAATTTTAAAACCCTGTTTCTTGTTGTTATATTTAAAGGAATATAAACATTGTACAAACCAATATTTGTTTCATCTTTAACTGAAGTTAATGTTGTTAAAATGGTAGTAGGGCTTATTGATGGAACAATAGCGGGGTCTTCTGTAATATCATAAACTTTTACAGTTGGGGCAGAATCTGAGTCTACTACCTCTCCTTGCCAAAATACCTGATGAGATATTGGCGAGTTGGTACCTATCAATACTTCTGCCATTGACCTACTCCTTCTTATTGCTTTTAGTTATAAAATTCCTGAACTTCCTTTGGAGTTGCAACTCTGAAACCTTCTTCTACGTCAAAAATCTTTTGAGCTTCTGCTTCAGTTAGTGCTACAAAAGGGTGCTCCTTTGTAAATGTATGCCCTTGAATATCATATCTAAAATTATCTCTAGTCATTCTTACTAGGACAGTTCCAGCCGCCTGCTCTTTTTTGTGATCAAACTTAGGCAATACTTCAATCGTGTCTTCTTCTGATACATCTTTCATTGTTTGTAGTGTTTTTTGATATACAGACCATGTTACGCCTTCTTCTGATAATGCTGCTATTACGTCTGCTTTATTCTTTAAGGTTCCTGTATCTACGCCAAAATCTTCGGCAAGTTTCTTTAGTTCGGTTACCTTTAATGTGTCAAATGACATATTGTCTCCTTTTTCTAGGTATTTAATTATATCATTGTTAAATTCAAATGAAAAGCCCCCAAAAATAAATTTGGGGGCTTTTCAAGCCTATTTCCTAATTAGGAAGCGACCTTAACGTTCTTTACAACTACCCATGCATCAGCTTGTTCAATCTGAACGCCAACACGAGTAAACATTGTGTATTCGATAGAGTCCTTCTTTGGCCAGAAGAAGCGATATACAGTTACATCACGCTTGATACCAATAACTACGTTATTTGGGAATGTCAAGTGTACGTCTCCGTGATCGCCAGTCTCACCAGAGTAGTCACCGTCTTGTGCCTCTTTTAGAAGAGGAACTTCAACGATTGGAATACCGAATGCGAATGGTGCAACGAATCCAGCTGGACCACCAAGACCTGGTTGATCTCCACGGATAATGCTTGAAGCAATATCTTGTGGGTTTACGTTCTGGATGTTTTGTGATGTTGAGTACAAGTAGTCCTGGATCAAGTTAGATCCTGCAAGGAATCGAAGATCCTGGCGACGTTGCTTGTACTTGCGTGGAAGTGCCTTCAACGCTGAGTTGAATACTGCACGAGAAATATTAGCACCTGCTGCGTCAACTACGTGTCCGCTAGCCTTTGCCTTCTTTACAACACCGTCAAATGACTTGTATAGGTTGTCTGAAGTTAGAGCTGTATTTCCGTTAAGAACTACATCTTCAATATCATTACCTGCCTGTGTTGCCATCAAACGTGCAATGTGATCTTCTAGATCTGCACCTTCAATGTTGTCTTCAAGTGCTTCTGTTGAAAGCTCCCAGTCTAGGCGAAGCTTCTTTGTTGTTAGAGAAATCTTTGAGAAAGTCACTGCACTGTTTGTGCCTGTGTTTTCACCTTCTGAAGCAAGCTTCATTAGTTTCTCTCCGACTGACATACGGTCAATCTCTGTTGTATCGGCCTTCATTCGGACTGTACGGGCGACCTTACCAATTACGGTAGCATCGAACATATAATCTAGAAAGCGGGCTGATTGTTCTGGGTTTAGAAGTCCACCGTTTCCGTTTTCGGAAGCTCTGTGTACTCCTGTACCACCTGTTGAGGAGCCAAAGCCTGTTGATACTGTTGTACCTGCTTCTGCTGCCTTTTCTAATAGTTCATTACTCATTTATTTCACCTACCTTATTTGATTAATTCTTGTACGGAACCGAGGAAAGAACCGTTCCATTTAGATTTGGATTTTTGTAAAACTTCCTGAGACCCGCCAAGGTCACTGGACTTCTTAATTGCAGTGTCTGATTCTACTGCGTCTACACGCTTCTCAACTGTGTTGATTAGTGTGTTAATTTCTGCAACTGCCTTTGATAGCGCTGCATTTTGTTCTGCCAATTCTGTAATCTTAGCTTCTACATTCTTTGCAAAAGACTCTACTGAATCTTTGATTGCTGAAACTTCAGCAGACTTTTGTTCTGCTGACTTTGCTACAGTTTCTGAGAAAAAGTTCTTAATTTCGCCAAGCATCTTTGCAAAATCAGGTTCATCAACCTCACCTTCTGATACGTCGGCTGCTTTTTCCAGAGTTTCGGCAGGAGCGTCTGCTACTGCATCTGCAGCAGCTTCAGCTGGTGCTTCTTCAGCAACAACTGATGTTTCTTCTACGGCTGCATCTGCGACTACTGTCTCTTCTGCAACTACGTTTTCTGTGTTTTCTGACACTTCATTACCTCCTTCTGCGTTTGCCTGTTTTGCAATTGTTTGTGTTTCAGGCAACGACACTCTTGATTGCTTGTACGCATCAAGAAT